TGATTACCATTAGTGCCAGCTGGTGCTTCTATGTCAAGAGGAAATGTTAAATTTTGAGTAGAATACTTGCTAAATATAGAAGCAAAATCACTAGTGTCACCACTTGATTTTTCACCTCGTATGATATCTATGGCTTTATTTTTAAGAACACCAACGGCACTTTTAAAAACTCTATTTGCTTGACCTTCGGCAACGCTTCTTAACGCATTATAGACATTCTTTGCCATGTATAAATACTCCTGTGATTATAACTATTTATAAGATAAGTTAATGGCATATAGTGGAAAGTACAATCCAATTAACCCTAAAAAGTATAAGGGTGACACATCTAAGGTAATATATCGTTCACTTTGGGAACGTAAACTTATGGTGTATTGTGATAATACCAAATCTGTACTAGAATGGGGTAGTGAAGAAGTTATCATACCCTATGTTTCGCCATGGGATGGAAAAGTGCATCGTTACTTTCCTGACTTTTATATGAAAGTTAAACAAGCTAGTGGCAAGACTAAAAAGTTTATTGTTGAAGTCAAACCAAAGTATCAATGTAAACCTCCAGTGTCAACACCAAAACGAAAAACCAAAAAGTGGATGAATGAAGTTAAAACTTGGGTCATTAATGAGGCAAAGTGGAAATCTGCAAATTTCTTCTGTGAGTCAAATGATATGGAATTTAAGATTTTTACTGAAGACCACCTTAACATTAAGTATAAATAGTAGTATGGCAAAGAAAAGCAAATATATTCAAAGTGTCGTAGACGCTGCGAAAGGTAGACCAAAATCTACTGATTGGTATCGTGCAAAAATTAAAGAGTTTGGAGAGCCAGGCGCCATGGATTTAATACGAGATGGAAAGCGTAATAATAGACCTTTCTATGGACGATTGAATATGTTTTTCTATGACCCAAAATACAAAAAGAAGTTACCTTACTATGATACATTTCCTTTGGTATTACCAATAGAAAGATATCCAGATGGATTTCTGGGTATCAACCTACACTATCTACCTATGAAGTTAAGACTTCAACTATTGGATAAATTGGTTGATTATAGTAATAATACTAGTTTTGATGAAAGTACAAGACTTGCAGTTGATTATAGTAAACTTAAAAAGATAAAAATACTTAAACCAACACTTAAACGATATCTTGCTGGACAAGTTAAGTCACAGTTCCGTAGGATAGATGCAGATGAGTTTACAGTTGCAACACTGTTACCTGTGCAGAGATTTAAGAAAGCATCAGCCTCAGAGGTTTATGCAGACAGTAGGAAAATGATCTAATGGCAGTCAACTTTAAAGGCCTTCGAGATGCAGTAGCATTTGGTGCATTAAATGAATTTCTTGCAACTTTCAATAGTGGTGATGGTTATTCAAGACCAAACCGCTATGAAGTTGTGATGAAACCACCCTCTGGTACTTTGGGAAGTAATCAAGTAAGTTTATTTTCTCAACTTATGGGAGAAAAACACACAAACGACAGTAAATCTGTTTCTCTCAGATGTGAAGCAATAGCATTTCCCGGCCGTAACATGGACACCACACCAGATTCAAATCTGTATGGCCCTGAAAGAGAACTTGTAACTGGTTATAGTTTCCCAGACATTACTGCTACATTTCAATGTTCTTCTGATATGAGAGAAAAGTTATACTTTGAAACATGGCAAGGACTTACATTTAACCAACAAGACTTTTCTCTGGGTTACTATGATGACTATACTGGTGAACTTGATATCGTTGCTTTAGACGAACAAGACAACAGAAGATATGGTGTCAGACTAAGAGAGTGTTTTCCTAAAGCTATTACTGAACAACCACTTTCATATGCAAATGGTGCTAGTTATCAAACTGTATCAATTACTTTTGCTTATCGTTTTTGGGAAAATATGGAAGATGAAGCAAATCCAGTACACAAACCTCTAGTAAACAGAGTAGCAGAAAATGCTGTAAGTACTGTATCAAGGTCTATTACTGCAAACTTACCAGCAGTACTACGCCGACTATAAAATTAAAATTTAAGGATGAAAAATTATGGCATTACCAAAACTCAATACCCCAACCTATGAATTGGAATTACCCTCAACAGGTGAGATTTTAAAATACAGACCATTTTTAGTAAAAGAACAAAAAATATTACTAATAGCTCAAGAATCTGGTGAAGAAAAACAAATTGCAAACGCAATGGGAGAATTAGTTAACTCATGTACCTTTGGTAAAGTTAATGCAAAGTCTGCTCCCATGTTTGATATTGAATATTTATTTTTAAGAATTAGAGGAAAATCTGTTGGAGAAAAAGTCAAACTAAATTTGATATGTCAAGACGATGGTAAAACAACAGTTCCATATGAACTAAATCTAGAAGATGTTGAATGTCAAGTACAAGATGACCATTCAAATGAAATTCAAATTAACGAAGACATTAAGATAGTTTTTAGATACCCACTCCTAAATGATTTGCAAAATGTAAAAGCAAGTGCTGGAGATGCTGAAAAAACATTTCATTTTATGGAATGTTGTATTGATTCAATTCACAGCGGTGATGATGTTTTTCAAAGAATAGACATAAAAGATAAGGAAATTTCAGATTTTATTGAACAATTTACAAACGAACAGTTTGAAAAGATAACACAGTTTTTTAACACTATGCCCAAATTGCGTCATGTAGTTAAAGTGACCAATCCAAAGACAAAGAAAAAGAATGAGATTCTTTTGGAGGGTTTGGAAAGTTTTTTAGGGTAGGGCTATCCCACGATAGCCTACATAATTACTATAAAACTAACTTTGCACTGATGCAACACCATAAATATAGTTTAACAGAATTAGATAATATGATGCCGTGGGAAAGAGAAATATACCTTAATTTGTTGATGCAACATATTGAGGAAGAAAACAAGAGAATGAAACAAGAGCAGAGAGGATAAGTGTGATGACTAAAGAAGTAAAAAGTCACCATCCAGCAGATACAAATGGGGATGGTAAAGTATCAGATGAAGAACATGCAATGTTCCTAGAGTTCAAGAGAAAAGAACTTGAGGATAATGATGCAATGAGAGATGCTCAAAGGCAAATGACATGGTTTGCTTTATTTGGATTGTTACTATATCCATTCGCAGTAGTACTTGCATCATTGATAGGATTAGATGAAGCACAAAAAACACTAGGTAGTATGGCTCCAACATATTTTGTTGCTGTTGCTGGTATAGTTGCTGCGTTCTTTGGAACACAAGCATACGCTAAAAACAAATAAGGTAAATCTCAATGGCAGAAAAAAGCATTCAAGATTTAATTAATGTAATGGTGGAGCAGAATAAAATTTCTGATGCTAAGCAAGCACTTGAACAAAAAAAAGCAGTTGAAGAATTAGAAGACTTAAAAAAACAAAGTGCTGAATTTGAAACAGCTAGGAAAAAAGACGGCACAAAAGTAAATGATATGGAATCCAAGGCCGCACAGCTTGAAAAAGATGCACTAGACATTAAAATACAGGAATCAGAAATAAATGTGGAAAAACTTAATGTCGCAAAAACAACAAAAAGTGATGCTGTTATAGATATAAATGCCCAAAAACAAATGCTTGAAACCATGAAGGAAAGCATTGAAGCTCAAGGTGGTATTGCTGAAGATAACGAAAAATATCAAGAAGCATCAAAAGATTTGCAGATACAAGAAATTGATGCTAGATTAAATGCAGGTGGACTTGCGAAAGGCAAAGAAGAAGAACTGAAAAAAGAACGTGACCAACTCAACAAAAATAACCAAACTTTACTTGAGAAAATATCAAGCGGTATTATGGGTTTGAAAGACGCCGCAAAAGAAAAACTTAAAGCTGCTGGTAAGGGTTTTATGACATTAGTTAAAGGAACACTTTTTGCTGGAGCTTTGATTGCTTTTGGACTTTTCGTACAAAGCGATATGTTTAAAACTATTATTGATAATTTAGGTGAAATATTAATTGGATTGGGTGTTGTGGTAGGTCTGTTTGCAATATTTAAAATTATAAAGTTTATAGGAGCTATTACAACAGCGCTTAAAGCCATAAAAGCGTTCTATATTGCTCAAAAGCTTGCTCTGACAAAGACATACTTACCTGCTTTGAGTGGGATGGTATCAAGCATGTTGGCTACTGGAAAACTCATGGCACTTACAGCAAAACAATTTCTTATGATGAAGATTAAAGCTTTAAAAGGTTTTCTACCTGCTGTGAGTGGGATGGTATCAAGCATGTTGGCTACTGGAAAAACCATGGCACTTATGGCAAAACAATTTCTTATGATGAAGATTAAAGCTTTAGTAGCTTTTCTGCCTGCGATGGCTGCAATGGCTGCATCCTTTGGAGCCATGATGATTCCACTTTTACCGATTATAGCAATTGTAGCTGGAATTACTGTAGTTATCTTGGCTCTTAAATCTGCATTTACTGATTTTCAAAAGACTCTGGAAGAAACTGGTAGTGTTGGTGAAGCACTTAAAGTCGGTATAGCTAAATTTATGGGATTTATTCTAGGATTTATACCTGATTTGATTCTCAAACTAGTCGGTTTTGTTGCTGGTTTATTTGGATTTGATGACTTTAAAGCAAAAGTTGGAAAACTTGATCCTATTCAATTTATATCTGATGGTATAAAAAGTTTTTTTGATGCGATAGGAAAATTCTTCTCTGATATATTTAACTTTGACTACAAAAGTTTTCTGAAGAAAATTCCCGGCGTTGGAACATTTTTGAGGTTTTTTGGAAAGGGCGATGATTCTAAAGATCAACCACTTGAAGGAAGGGCAGAAGGTGGCCCAGTTGGAACAGGACAACCATATGTAGTTGGTGAAAGAGGTCAAGAGTTATTTGTTCCTAACCAGCCAGGCCAGATAGTTAACGCACAAAGAACCGCAGAAATGATGAAAGGTGGTAGTGGTGGTAATGGTGGTGGTAGTACATCAATTGTTGTGGCTCCAAACAATGTCACATCATCTACCAATACAACTAACAATTCATCTACTGTGTCTTATATTGGTAATCCAGACCCAATCTTCCAAAGAGCATCATCTTACGCTATATAAAAAAAAGAGGTAGGATTTCTCCTACCTCTTAATCTACTACACTTTACCTTTATCCAGCAAGTTTTTGGAAGTAGTCCATAGTATCATCATCATCATCAGTTTTATCTACTTCAGATGTTGGAGTATTATCGACAGGTTTTGTATCAACTGTAGCATCAGCTACAGGTTCATCTTCCATCTTTTCAACAACATTACCAACAGTAACAGAACCAGA